GCCGATCACCGCGAGCACGAGGCCCAGTGCGAGACCGGCGATCACCCCGCAGAGCGTCACGGCGCGCTCGGGTCGAAGGGGTTGGGCGGCGGTGCGGGAGTGGCGTGCGCGCCGGCGACGTCGCGCCCCCACGTGAGCGCCTCGAGCTCCGCGGTGTCGACGACGCTGCCGCGCGCGATCAGCCGCGTGATCGTTGCGTGGTGGCGCGCCGCTTCCTCGGGCGACGCCGACGTGAGCACCGCGCGGCGCTTGGCGGCCATGTCGTCGACGGCGGCGCGCGTCGAGCCCGTCGACCGCAGCCGCGCGCGCACCTCGTCGAGGTACTCGTCGACCCCCTTGCCGGGCGTGCCCGAGAGGATCTCGGCGAGCTGGGGATAGAACCGCAGCGCCACCGTGAGCCCCTCGATCACCGCTCCCGCGACCGCGGACGGGGTCATCGCTCACCGCCCGTCTGCGCGGGCCCGGCACCCTCGGCCGGCGCGCTGAAGAGCGAGGGCAGCTCGACACCCAGCGGGGCGAGTGCGACCGCGACGGTGGTCCAGCGCTCGAGCGCGAGCCCCGCGGCGCGTCCTAGGGTCGCGAGCACGCCGGGATCCTCGCCGCCGGCGATCGACGCGATCTCGATCGCGTCCGCGTACGCACCGACCGCCTCACTCGTGAGGTCGCGCGCAGAGCCCGCGGTCGCGCAGCGCGCGTGCACCTCGTCGACGCACGCCACGTCGCCGCATGCGTCGATCGCGCGCTGGCACGTCGCGACGATCACGTCGTGCGCGCCCACCACCGCGACGCTGGCCGCGGACGATGCGCGCGCGTGCTGGACGAGCGCGGACGCGCCGCATCCCGAGAGCACCGCAGCGAGCCAGAGCAGCAGCGCGCCGCCGACGAGGATCGCGACGAGCGCCGCCGGCGACGCCGAGCCGCGCTCTCGATCGCGGTCGCGACGCGTAGACGCGATGTGCACGGGGCGCGTGGTCTCGCCGCTGTCGGGGTCACGCAGCGCTTCCGAGATCGAGCTCGCCGCCGGGCGAGGCCGGAGCGGTAGGGCGCTCGGAGCGAGCAGCCCGAGCAGCAGCCCGAGCAAGCCCTCCACGTGCTGCCCGTCGGCCCAGAGCGTGAGCACCACGATCGCGATCAGCGCGAGCACGGCGAGCACGAGAGACGTGACCTGTCCGGGGGTCCACTGCGTGCCCGGTGTCGGGCTCGGAATCGGGGTGCTCATCGATCCTCCATTCGGTCCAGCCGCGACTCGATACGATCGAGTCGCCGAATCACCTGCTCGATGCGCTCGCGATCTCGCGCAGAGCCCGAGCCCACACTCCACGCAGCGCCCACGACGGACACTGCGACTGTGAAGCTCGCGGTGACGATCGCGACGCCGAGCTTGATCGCGAGCCCGCGCACCGTCGCCGACTGATCCTCAAGCGCGCTGATTCGACGGATGTGATCGCGCTCGCGGATCTCGAGCTGCAGCACGTGCTCGGGCACGCTCGCCGGCGACGGCTCGTGGAAGTCGCCGGTGTTGTCGAGTCGGTGTGTCGCGCTCACTGCGTGCCTCCGCGCGTCAGTCGTTACGGATCGTCGTGCACTGGTGCTCGACGGAGACCGCGTACACGAGATCGGAGGAGTGCCCGCTCGGCGTGTCCTGCCCGGCGAAGACCTCGAGTGTCCATCCATCCGAGCCGACCGTCTCAGGGGCTCCGCTGAGGTCGATGGTGATCCACTGGAGCGCGTGTCCGGAAGCGGCCTGATACGCGACTCCCTCGCTCGTGAACGTCAGCGCCGGGCTGCCGATCGAGACCCCGTAGTTGACGCGATAGAGCGTGATCCCCATCCGCGCGGCGCCCGATCGAGCCGCACCCGGATCGACGAGCACGCGCACACGAACGATGGAGCCGTTCTTCGGGAGTCGGTGCGTGAGGTCGCAGTGCACGCGCGCTGCGTCGGCCCCCGACTGCCAGAACGATCCGTCGGTCGACCAGTTGGCGGGAGCCGTCGGGACGAACACGGGCGCGGTCAGATAGCGGGTGATCTGCTGAGTCGCTGGCAGAGTGACGCCCGTGCCCGTGCAGTACGCCGAGAGTCGCGTGGTCTCGTCACGTAGCCACGACTTCCAGTCGGTGAGCACGCCGAGAATCCAGTTGATGATCCTCGCCGGCGTGCGTGTGCCCGCGACGAAGCCGCTATCGACGTCGGCCGGATCGGGCTCGATGCGAGCCCCGCCATCTGTTGCCCAATCGGGATCGTCGACCGGTGCCGGCATTACGCGCTCTCCGTGCTGGCCTCGGCGGCCATCCAATAGCCGCCGAGAGTGCTGCTGTCGTCGGCCCAACCGCGGACCGTGTCGGCCTGCGTCTCGTCGGCGTCGGCCCACATGAAGGCCTCGTCGAGCTCGCTGGCCGGATACTCGACGATCAGTCGCACGCCGCCGGGCTTGGCGCGCACGAGCAGATCGAAGACGTCGCGTCCGGTGATCTCCTCGTCGAGGTAGTCACCGAGTCGCACTCGGATTGCTGCCGTGTCGGGCTCGGCCGCCTCGATGAGAGGCAGCGTGAGGCCGAGTACTCGCATGATCGCGAAGAGGTCCGGCCACCGACCCTGCGAGCGCAGCACGAGGATCTGCGCGCGCAGGAAGGCCCGATACGTCTCATCGGTCCATCCGCGACGCGGCAGCCCGACGCGCGTGCCGAGATAGTCGAGCTGCACTCCGGTGGCGTTCGAGAGGCCTCGCAGAGTCAGCACCTGCCACGCCGCAGTGTGGAGGTCCTGGACGCCCGCGAGGAGCGCGCAGAGGATCGCCTCGAGCCGCGGCTTGCCCGCGAATTGCGAGAGCAGCAACTCCCGCCCTTGGGCGCAGTGCGACTCGACCCACGCGAGGCGAGTGCCCTCGATTGTGCGCAGGCTCTCCGGCGGCACGTAGGCGCCGAAGGACCACGGCAGTCCGGCTGAGAGGATCACGGGCACTCAGCGGCCCTCCATCACGCGCGAGTGCGCGCGGCTCTCCACCGAGCTCGCGCCACCCGCCTCGGTCCAGAGCTCGGGGTCTGCGTGCCCGCGCGCGCCGGTGAGCACGTGCAGCGACTCGTGCACGACGAGTGCGAGCACCTCGCTCCACGGCGCCAGCACGCCGTCGCGCTCGACGTGGATCACGAGGCATGGCGCGCCGCTGCCGACCATCTGCCTCGTGTGCGTGGCGACGCTGCGCGCGCCCTCGCGGGCCCCGTAGCGGCGCACGCCCCACGAGAGCCAGTGCTCGTCGTCGAGCAGCAGCACGCGGATCTCGCGCTGCGGTCCGGGATGCGTTCCTCGAGCGCGGGCGAGCTCGCGGATCGTCGAGCTCACCGCGTCGAGCGGGCCGGGTCGCTGCGTGAGCAGCACAGCGGCGCGCCCGGGAGCGTGCACCGTCACGCGCCCGTACGCGGAGGCGCGCTCCTGCAGCGGGCCGTCCGGCACGATCGGCTTCGTGCCCTGCGACGCACCGAAGATGGCGATCCCGCCGAGCCCGAGCACGCTGCCGAGCAGCGCGATGATTGCGGCCGCGGTCATGCGCGCGTCCTCGCTGGCCGCTCGCCGGCGGGCGGGTCCGGAGGCGGCTCGCCGCGCGCTGCGGCCGCGCGCACGCGCTTGTCGTAGCGCTGCCAGACGCGCTCGGGGTCCGCGTCCAGCGCAGCTCGGGCCGCCTCGCGCGCCGCGCGCGCCGCTTCCTTGGCAGCGGCCCTGGCCTCTCGCTCCGCGACGGCCTCCGGGGTGCGCGCGGCCCTGTCCGCCGCGACCTCCGGGTCGACGCGGGCAGTGAGTGGGGGAGTCCCGTAGTGCCGAGGTGCCGCATCCAGGGCCGACTGCACGTCACGCACCTCTGCAGCTGACGCGCGGAGATTGACCAGCACCACGCCTGGACGACTCTCGTCCACCGATACGAGGCGGACGCCGGCGAAGGCTGAGAGCAGTGATTCGAGCTCGGGTCGAGTCATTGGCCGGCCTCACGCGATCAGGGGGAAGAGGTACGGGTTGCCGGTGCCCTCGACAGAGGAAGTGAAGAGCACGTTTCCAACCTCCGCTAGACTCGACCCAGCCACCTGATCATCCCAGGTTGCTCCCGGATCCCCGAAGTCCGTCAGGACCTCAAAGACGCCCGCAGAGAACGTCACGGGGCGCTGAGCCTGATGCATCCAGTCGAGCAGCGAGCGCGCGTTGGCGACGGTGAGCACCACGTCGTGGCGAAAACCCGCCAAGGCGATCTGGCAATACGTGGCGGGGTCCGTCCCGTTGCCATTGGCACACCCGACGCACAGCGGACTTGCTCCGGTCGTGATCGCTCCTGCAGCTCCTGCGGAGGAATTCGCGTGCTGCCTCGCCTGGACGATCAAGCGCATATCGAGGCTCGCGCCCGTGCCGTCCCAGGTGCCGATGACTTGATACCACTTGCCGACCTGGGCGCCGAGGAACTGAATCGTCCGGCGAGTGCCTCCACTGTCGACCACGGAGAATTGGATCGTGTCCCCGCCCACGTTTATATGCGCGCCGTACGAGCTGAACACACCGTTGGAGAACCCAACTACGACTTGATCGACGAACTGTGTCTCGGTGATCCGAAACCACGCGATCAGCGAACCGCGCGCGCCGGTGGTCGGCGCGCTGGGGCCTTCGTAGTAGTTGACGTTACTGAAGGAGTGGAGATAGCCCCAGCTCCCGGGGGCGTACGCGCCCAAGTTAGCGATGCTGTCCCAACCCACCTCGTCAGCGCCCACCGTGGTTAGGACGTTGCCCAAGGAGCCTACGGGCAGCCCCTGCAAAAACCCGTACGAATAGAGAGCCAACAGTCCCGGCGTACCGGCATAGGCTAGCGGGTTGTCGACCGCGTCCAGCTTGGCCTTGTCCGCCCCCGTCATGAAGCCAGCGGCCCCCGCGGATACAGCGTTCGCATGCAGCGCGCCGCCACCGCGATTGCCATGCTGCGCGTCGCTCGCGAGCACCCCGACTTGCAGCGAGTCGGCATTGGCCACGATCGACCCGTCCGCGTGAGCGACGGCGTTGATCGTATTGCCCGTCTTCGTCAGTCCCGCGCCTGCCGTGATCTGCCCGGCGCCCGAGAACTGCGTGAAGGCGAGTGCGGTCGTGCCGACGGTGATCGCCCCGTCGGTCGTGAGCACCCACCCGCTATCCGCGTTGGCAGTGCCCTCCTGGACGAACACGAACGCGCCGCGCGCGACGTCGCCGGATGCATCGAAGTCCGTCGCGCGCACTGCTGCGCCAGAGGCCTGGACGACGTAGATGCCGTTCTGCAACGCGGTGCTCTGGTCCTTCACCAGCACGCGGTCGCCGGTGGCCAGCGTGACGCCGTCGAGCGAGTCGCCGTTCTCCAATGCGGTCGAGAGATCGATGCTCGCAGTGGTCGCGACGCGCACCGACTGCTTGATCGACAGTCCCTGCGCGAGCGCGTCGACGTACGCCTTCGTCGCCGCGTCCTGCGCGCTCGAGGGATCGGCGACGCTGGTGAGGCGCTGCGCGTTCAGCGAGACCGACGACGACGCGGCGGCGAGCGCGGCTGCGACGTTCGCGAAGTCTGTGACGTCGGCGAGTGCCTCGACCCCGTCGAGCTTCGCCTTGTCGGTGCCGGTCATGAAGCCGGCGGCACCGCTGGCGACCGCGTCCGCGTGCGCGGCGCCACCGGTTCCCACGTGTGCCGCAAGGGCCGCGGCCGCGTCGCTCGCGACCTCCGCAATCGCTGCCTGTGCGTCTGTCGCTGCGATGGTTCCGACGGGCGTGAAGCCCACGTCTTCGGCATCGACAGGGCCACCGCCGCCACCGCCGCCCTCCTCGAGCTCCGCGACGATCTCCGCGATCTCGATCACCTTCGTGATGAGCCGGTTCCAGAGCGCCGCCGTGATGTCGTATCGGAGATCGGGAGTGAGCGTGAGCGGCGCGGGCCGGTCCGCCTTCTCGCGCCCGAGGCTGTCGTCAGTCTGAGTGGGGACTTCGAGCGGCACGTCAGGCCTCCGATGGGTCGACGTCGCCCGCGGCGATGCGGACGATCTGTCGGATGGTGGGGGCGACGCTGGCGCCGACCGGGGAGGGCGCGGTGCCGAGCGTCAGCGTGGGGACGGCCTCGACCCCGTCGACGTCGTCGATGACGGCGGCCACGAGCTGCGACGCGTAGGCCGTCTGACCGACGCGGTATGTCGCGCCGCGGGCCGCGATCGCTGCGGCCACCTGCGCGGCCCAGCTGCCGCCGGTGCCGTCCTCGAGGACTGCCGTCAGATTGACGTACACGCGCAGCAGCGAGGCGCGTGAGAAGCTCACCGTGTGCTCGACGCCCGCCTCGTCGACCGCAGTGCCGAAATCCGCCGTCGCCGAGTGGAGCGAGATCCCCGCCGGCTTCGCGTCCCAGATGGCCTGCGCGATCTCGTCGTCGACTGCGCCCGCCGGTTCCCCGTCCCAGACGACGACCTCGATGCTCTTGCCTGGCCGCCCGGCCACGTCGGTCGACAAGGTCTCGTTGCCGTAGACGATCACCTCCTCGACGCTGGTGACGCGCGCGACGGCGGCGCGGATCGCGGCGTAGGAGTCGGTCCCGCGCGCGGCGAGCTCCGTCGCGTAGTCGGCGCGCAGCTCGTCGTCGTCTGCGACCTCCTCGCCGAGGTCGGCGTCGAGCGGGTTGGTCAGCGACACCCATCCCGTCACGCCGGTGACGATCACCGAGAGCTCGTCCGCCGGTGCCGCGATGGGGCCTGCGGTGAGCGCCTCGAAGACGCCCTCGACAACGGCCTCGGCGCCGCCGGGGTTGGTGATCTCCTCGACGAGCGCGAACTGGCTGTCAGGCGAATTCTCGACCGCGGCGATCGACCCGGCGGGGAGGGTGGCGCCAGCGGCGAGGGTGACGTCGCACGTGACGCGCGAGTGCGTCGCCGCGCGTCGGCGCGTGCCGGTGAGTGCGACGGTCTCGTCGAGGAGCGCGCCCTCCGCGCTTGCCGGGTACGGGGCGCCGTAGAGCGCGCGGAGCGTCTCCCACGCGAGCGCGAGCTCCTCGCTGAGTACGCCGATCAGCTGATGCTCGGGACCCTGCGAGAGATCGAGGCCCGGAGCCACCTCGTGCACTGCATCCTCGAGCAGCTCCTGGAGCTCGGGCTGCGTCCGGACCTCGAGGCCGGTGTCGCTGAGACCCGCCATCACGCCAGCCCTCCGGCGCCGATCGGCACCTCGGTGAGCGAGAGCGTCTCGCCCTCGGTGGTGATGACCGACGCGTCGATCGTCGCGTAGCGCGTCGCCGCGTCGATCGAGACGGTGATGCTCGCGACGCGCGCCACGCCCTCGACGCGCTGGATCTCGCGCTTGAAGACGGCGCGCACCGAGGCCTCGCTCACGCCCTTGCGCAGCACCGCCTCGAGCCACGGCGTGCCCTGCCGTGTGTCGAGGAACCATTCGCCGCGCCACCAGCGAAGGCGCACAGCGATTGCTTGGCGCACGGCATCGCCGAATGTCGCGATCTTCGCGAGCCGCGAGCCCGCGACGCGCAGGTCGCCCAGGACGGGATTCCGCTCGTCGGTCTCGGTGACGAGCTCCCAGCCGCCGGGGGCCGTCATTCGACGCGCACCTTCGTCGAGGGGGACGGGCTCGAACTCGAGGGTGGCCCCGTCACTCCGGTGACCGCCGTCATGCCCGCCGCGAGCGTGCCCGCCGCGTGCGTGTGACCGTCGAGGTAGCTCTTGAGCGCTGTGCCGAAGGGCACGCCCTCGCTCGCGCCGGCGCTGCCGAGCAGGAGGCTCGTCGCGTCGACCACCACGCTCCCGTCGCTCTGCACGCGCAGCGTCGCGCCATCGCGGTGCCCGATGACGAGCGCGTCGGTGGGCGTGTCGGTGAGCGCGGCCGCGCGCGGGTAGAGGCCCGGGATCGCGACGGCGTGCGCGAGGTGATGCGAGCGCACGTCGATCGGGTCGCAGAGCTCGCCGCCGTTCCCCAGCCATCGCGACGGGTCGCGCTCGAGGCAGACGAGCAGCACGGTGTCGCCGGCGGCGAGCGGGAGGTGCACGTACCAGTCGCCGGTGCGCGGCCACACGATCGGGACCGCGCGGATCGTCGGCATCGCCTCGCTGACGCGTCGGCCGCTCTCCGTCGGGATCCGACGGCGGACCATCGGCGTCACGTCGGCGGTCTGCGCGTCCGCGTCGTAGCTCTCCACGCGACCTGGAAGGGCCGTGTGCAGCATCTCGAGCCAGCTCTCGCGAGCGCGCTCGAGCACGTCGCCGAGCTGCAGGTCGTCGTCGGGATCGACGTCGCTCATGCGGCCTCCGGACGGAGCGCGAGCTCCGCGTACCAGTCCTGCCCGTGCGAGTCGCCCCGGTACGTCACGGAGCGACAGACGAAGCGGCCACGGATCCGAGCGCTCTCAAGGAGCACGATGCGACCGGGGGAGAGGTCGGGCGTCAGCAGGGCCGTCGCCGTGCAGCGTCCACGCGTGCCGAGCTGGGGGCTGCCCACGAGCCCCGTGTCGGGGGTGAGGCGCACCGCGGGGGCGTCGAGCGCCTCGCCGCGACCGAGCACCTGCACGGAGCCGTGCTGCACCGACCACGTGAGCCCGAGACCCTCGAGCACGCGCGTGAGCTCGTGTGCTGCCGAGCCCGTGAGGACGGTGCCCTCGGGGTACGTCGAGCCGCCCGTCTCGGCCTGCGCGCCCGCGAGGGCCTCGTCGAGGTTGCCCGAGCCGAGCTCCATCGCGGACACGCACGCGCGCGCCACGGTGGTGATCGACACGCCGCGCTCGAAGCTCTGCGCGATGCGTGCCTCGCGATACGCGCGATCGCCGTCGCGCGCGGTCACCTGCGTGATCGCATCCACGCGCCCCGCCGTGGTCGTGAAGATCGACGGGGGCACGTGCATCCCGCGCGCGCGCCGGAGCTCGCCAGAGAAGAGCATCTCGAGGCCGCGGTCCTCGAGGTAGCCCGCCTCGATGATCACCTGAGCCGCACGGGCGCTCTGGATCTGCGCCTGGTGATCGCGCGTCAGGTTGTAGAGCTTCACGGTCGCGCGCTGGATGCGACGACGCAGCGTGCGCTCGACCTCGAAGGTGCAGCGCAGTGGTCGCCCCACTCGGAGCTCGCCCACGGTGATCCGCCAGTCGCGAAGGCGCGCGGTCATGGGAAATCGATGGGGTCGCCCCCACCGCCTCCACCGCCGCTCACCGCGGGACTGGTGCTCGACGCTGCGCGCGCCGCAGCTATGGACGCAACCTCGGCCGCGTCGAGATAGACGAGCTCCGCGCTCGAGCCGAGCTCGTTGAGGCCGACCGCGGCGCGATGCGGGCCGGGCGTCGGGTCGAGTACTACGAGCTCGCCAGGGGGCAGCGCAGGACGCCCACCGCGGCGACTCGCCAGCAACGGGAACGCGCGCACGATCGGGATCGCAAGCGCGAGCGGCTCCGCGCTCTGGTCGCGCGCGTCGAGGTACCAGCGCTCCTCGCTCTGCGACCAGCGCAGATCGAGCACGTACGTGCGCCCGTCGAGCACCACGCGCTGGCGAGTACTCGGAACTCCGGACGGCGTGCGGATGGTGAGCGCCGCCATCACGAGCCCCCCGCGAAGAGGCCGGCGACCGCGTCGGGCAGTCGCGAGAGCACAGACCGCAGCTCGGTCGGCTGCGTAGCCTGCGTGCCCAGGTCGGTCTGTGCGCGGTCACGTGCGCGCGCGGGGACGGGATCGTCGACGAGCTCGGACGCGACCATGCGCATCGACGCGAACGTGAGCTCGACCCGGATCCACGAGCCGTCCTTGTTCGTGATCGTCGTCTGCGCATCGACGAGCACCATGTCCTCGAGCGTCTCGAGCGGCGTGGTGATGATCGTCAGCAACGCGCGATCGCGCGCGTCGAGGAGCGTCGCCCACGCGTCGCGCGCGCGATCCGGATCCGACGCGCCGTCGCGTGCCGACGTGCCTCCGAAGACGCACTCGACCGTGAACGGGCGCCGCTCGGGCTTCACGTGATCGGTCACGTCGACGCCGCGCTCGACCTCGTGCGCGGTGACCGTCGAGGTGAACCCGTGCCGCTGCTCGGGCGACGCGTCTGCGCGCAACACCGTGAGCGAGTCGCCGTCCTCGAAGACGAACTCGATCATGCGGGCTCCGGAGCGAGAGGCTCGTCGTCGACCTCGTCGCGCATGCGGCGCTCGAGCTCGCGCCGTACCTCGCGCGCTACTGCCCCCTCGTCGCGCGCGCCGACGATGGTGATCGGCGCGTGCACCTCGCGCGTGCGCACCGAGGTGCCGCCCGCTCCGCTGCGCGTGCCGCCCTGCGCGGGTACCGCAGGCGTACCACCGACCTCGCGCGCGGAGAGGCGGATAGCCTCGCGCTCACCGAGTCGTGTGCGCTCAGCCATCGCATCGAGCTGCGCGCGGCCGGCTGCGATGCGAGCGTCACGCGCGTCGCCCACGAGCGACGGCGCGATCTCCAGTCCGCTCGCACGCTGCAGGCGCACGAGCGCCTCGAGGACCTGCGCGGCGCCCTCGCGGACGAGCGCGACGAACTCGACCCACGTCACGCTCGCGTTCTCGACGGTGCCGACGAACGTCATCGTGACGCCGCTCAGCGCGAGCATTCGCTCACTGACTGAACCGAACACGCTGTCGCCCCCGCGGAAGGCCGTCACGACGTCCTCGGCAGCGAGGAAGAGCAGCCCGAGGAGCGCAGCGACGGCAAGGAAGGGCCAGCTCGCCGAGAGCATCGCCGCCCCCGCAATCGTGCCGGCGATCGCGACCCCACCGAGCGCCGTCTGCGCGAGCGAGCTGGAGTCGACGAGGCGCGAGAACGCGCCCGCGCCCGTCGCGAGCGTCTCGATCACGCGCGTCAGCACGGGCAGGACCGACACCGCGAGCCGACCTCGCAGCGACGTGCTCGCGGTCTGGTAGTCGGTGATCGCCTGCGACGCGGCGAGTGCCTGCGCGCCTGCGTCCCCGATGCCACCGCCGAGCTCGTCGAAGCGCGTGAGCGTCCGGGCGAGCTCCTCCTGGCTCATCTCGAGCAGGGGGTTCAGCTGCGCTGCGCTCTCGCCGAAGATCCTCGACGCCACCGCGGCGCGGGTCATCGGATGCGGGATCTCGCGGAGGCGCTGGATCGTCTCGCGGAACGTCTCGCCGCTGTCGCGCACGCGACCGTCCGTGTCGCGCAGTCGGATCCCCAGCCGCCAGAACGAGCGGATCGCCTCGCCCGTTCCCTGCGAGGCCTGGCCCGCGGTGCGGTTGAACGTGAGCAGCGCGTGATCGAGCTGCTCGGTGGTGAGGCCCGCTCGCGCGCCGACGTAGCGCCAGCGCTCGAGCTCGCGCGCGGAGGTGCCCACGCGTTGCGCCGCGCGCTCGAGGCCCGCGCCCTGTTCGATCACCGCGCCGAGCTCGTCGGCGACGAAGCGGGCCGCGCGCGCCGCGGCGTATGCTGCCGCCGCGACCCCAGCCATCGCGACGCTCGATCCCTGCATCGTCGTCGTGACCCGCGTGGAGGCCTCCGCGGCCTCGCGCTGCTCACGCTCGAGCTTCGCCACCTCCGCGCCGTACTGGCGGGCCGTCTCGGTCGCGCGGAGCTGTGCGCGGCGCATCGCCTCGATCTCCGAGGCTTGCGCGCCCTCCGCCTGCTGGAGCTGGCGCAGTGCCGCAGCGAGGCGCGAAGCCATCTCGGAGGCCTCTTGCTGCCGCACGCGCAGCGTCTCGATCCGAGTGGCCGCAGGGCTGAGCTGCGCGACGTAGCGGTCGAGCTCGCGGTTTGCGGCGTCGATCGCGCCAGCACCGCGGACCCTCACGTCGAGCTCGGCCAGTACCTCTCGCAGCCCCACCGATCACCTCCGCTTCGCTGCCTCGGTCTCTGCGTCGTCGAACGCGTCGAGCACCAGGTGCGCCTCGAGCACCTCGCGCCACGACCAGCTCGCGCGGACCTCCCGCGGGCTCACGCGGTAGCGCGAGCTCGTGGCGATCCGGTGCACCCACCAGTCGACCCCCTCGGGGATCGCGACCTCTACGAACCCTGCGGCTGGTCTCGCTTGCCGAGGACGCTCCCGAGACCGTCGAAGAAAGGGGCGAACTCGCCCTCGAGGTGCGCTCGGATGAGCGCGACCAGCACGAGCAGTCGCCCGCTCAGATGCACTTGCGCGTCGAGCGGGATCGTCTCGTTCGGGTTCTCTGGAGTGACGAGCCGCGTCTGCTTCACGACCTGGTCGCGCAGCGCGATGAAGTCCGACTCCTTGAGCACGGCGATCACCGCCATGAGGGCCTCGAGGTCGCTCTTCGCGTTGCCCACGAGGCCGCCGACCATTCCGACCCAACGGAGGAACCGGAAGGCCCAGAGCGACGCGTCCTCGAAGCGCCACGGGGTGAGCTCGTAGGTCGCCTCGCCGATCGCGATGCGCTTCTCTCGGGTCATCACGCCGCCGTGCCGCGGATGCGGTTCTGGGTGAACTCGACGCCGAGCTTCCACGCGCGCGGGGTCGCGCTGCGATCGAACGAAACGCTCGGGACCTCTTCGACCCAGATCGAGCCCTCGTGAATACCGCGGCCGTTGCGGTCGCGGACCATGAACGGACGCACGTCGACCACCCCGGTCCGGCGGGTGTTCTCCGCCATCTCGTCGAAGACGTCGTTGCCGTCGGCCGTCTGCAGAAGGGTGCAGGTGATGGCGCCGGTGGGATCGTTCGTCGGCGAGATCACGACCTCGCCCTGCGAGCCGACGACCTTGGTCACCCGCGCCTGCGTCTCCTCGATCGTGAGGAACTCGCCGTCGGCCGCGCCGCCGGTGATCGGCTTGCCGCCCACCGCGAACGTGACCTCCTTCGCTCCGTATCGCTTCGCCATTGGTCTTCACCTCGTGCGCGTCGGCGCGCGATCAGGTCACGGTGCCGCGGAAGCGGCCGGCACGAATGGCGCCCTGCGTCTCAGCGGAGAAGCGCACGCCGTCGTAGTAGCGAGCTGCTCGCTCGGCATCGGGGACGTCGGCGAGCGGCGTCGGCTGCGTCGAGATCGTCGACTCGATCAGCAGGTTGTACGGCGGGCGCGCCGCTCGCTGGAGCACTCCGCGCACGGCGCCGTCGAAGATGTCGATGCCCTCATCGGTAAACGGCACCTTCGGGTTGGCGAGCTGCAGGTCGGTGCTCACCGCCGCGAGCTCGCTCTCGACCCAGTCGAGACCGCGTACGCGATCCATCCACTCGCCGCCCGCTGTCAGGCCACCGAACGTCACCGGGTTGCCGCGATTGGTGCCGCGTGCGCCGATCTCGACGTAGACCATGCATCGCTTGCTGTCGGCGGGCGCGGTCTTCGATCCGACGAGGCGCGTGATCACCGTCGTCGAGAGGTCGTCGGCGACGACGCCCGAGAGAGTCTTGTACTCGGCGCTCGCGCTGCCCGGATCGAACGCGAAGAACGCTCCGAAGAACGCCGCGTCGGGCGCGGTCCCGTGCGAACTCCGGTTGTAGAAGACCTTGGTGCGCAGCCGCGACGCGTCGAGCAGCGTCGTCGCGATGTCGGTGTCGACGTCCTGCGTGATCGCGGTGTCGAGCGAGTGCGCGACGTAGAGCAGGCCCGGCTGCGTCTCGGCCCACGTCGCGACCGCGGCGATCTGCGCGGCGCTCTGCGCGTCGGCGACGACGAGCCCCGACCAGTCCGCGTCGGCCTCGCGAATCGCCGCGAGGTCGGTCGCGAGCGTGGTGCCCGGCTGCGCGGTGCGATCCTCGATCGCGAGGTTGCTCGTGACGTCGGTCAGCGCGAACCACGCGCCGACGTCGTCGCACGCGATGTCGACGTGCGTGGTGCCGTCGGTCGCGGTGATGTCGAGATCGGCGTTGGCGAAGAGCGCGCCCACGCCTGCGGTGAACGTGCCCCCGATGCCGCTCTGCGCGGGGATCAGAATCGATGTGATCGACGCGAAGATCGTCGAGCCAGTGACTGCCGCGCCGCCCCCGTTCGGGATCGCGAAGTTCTCGGTGACGGTGCGCCCAGCCGAGTTGACTCCGGTGACCACCGCCGTCGTCGAATCCCAGTCTGCGTGCGACGAGAACGTCAGCACCACGTTCCGGGGCGGAGAGAGCGTCCCGCCCTGCACGCCGTTGAAGGTCGTGATCGTCTGCGGGCTCGCCGAGCTCGCTCCGCCGCTCGCGATGATGGCGTCGGCGTCCGCGTTGATGGCGAGCGTTAGCGCGGCAGTGATCTCGGCGACCGTCGGCGTCGCGTCGGCCTCGACCGCGAACGTCACCCCGCCGAAGGTGAGCGAGTACTCCTCGCCTTCGGTCGGCGTCGCCGGCGTGAGCCGGAACGTCTGCGTCGGAGCGCCCGCGCGCCGGCCGATCTTGAACTGGCGCGGGCGGTTCTCCTGCGCGCAGAACGCCACCGCGGCCAAGTACTCGGGCGCGTCGTCGGGGCACCCGTCGTCGAGCATCTCCTCGGGCTCCGAGTAGATGCGCACGCGATCGACCATCCACGTCAGGTACGCGACGATCATCGCGGCCCCGAACGAGCGGCGAGACGTCACGCGCGTCGCGCGGGTGATCGTCGTGGTGAAGACGTCTTCGCTGAGCAGCATGGGTCAGGGCTCCGGCGGCGGGTTGATGTCGACCTCGACGCTCGAGCCGACGAACTCGCCGGCGACGCGCGCGGTCTCGATGAAGGGGATCGGCGCGTCGGACTCGCTCATGCCGTAGCCGAGCACGACGTCCATCGTGGCGACCGACGCCGCCCGCCCGTCCTGCGACGGGTCGAGCGTCAGCGTCGGCTCGATGCGCACCAGCCCGAGCCCGAGCTCGGCGAGGAGCACGGTCGCGCTCGTCCAGTGGAGGCGCGCGCGGAGGCGCTCGAGCAGCGCTCGCGCGCTGCGTCCGAGGCGCTGGTCCGCGGTCCACGCGGTGACCTGGAGCGTCACCTCGCGCAGCCCGTGCGCCGTCTCTCGCACGCCGTCGACGAGCTCGGGGTCGGTGGTGGGCTCGCCCTCCTCGTCGACGTCCTCGACCACGAGCTCGTCGACGCCGAGGCCGCGCTCGGTGAGCCAGTCGATCGTCACCTGCGACGAGGCGTGCATCTGCTGCGGCTGCTGCCGCCACTGGCACGGCACCGTCTGCGTCTCGGTGCTGAGCAGCGTCGAGAGCACGCCCGGAAGCTCGGCCTGGATCTGGTCGTAGGTGGCCACGTCAGCCCTCCTCGCCAGCGTCCGCCTCGAGGGCGGGATTGCCTCGCACGCGACCCTCGATGGTCTCGACGAGGTGCCCGGTGTCGCGCAGCTCGAGCGCGCGAGCCCGGCGCTGCACCGAACGCGCGACGCGACTCGCGACGCGCCCGAATGCGCGCTCGACGTGGCCGCTCTCGGCGGTGCCGTAGAGCGCGCTCTTGATCGCCCGGCGCCCCGCGCTCGCGAGCGCCTTCTCGATCGCCGCGCGCTGCTCGTCGACCGTCGCGCGCAGGAAAGACTTCGGCGCACGCGTGCGCGAGCCGAACTCCTGCGCGGTCGCCACCTGCGCGACCGTTGCGCGCGTGGGGCCGCGATGCTCCTCGGCGCCACGGTCCTCGTGGACGCCAACGGTGATCTTCGCGCCGCGCGCGAGATCGGCGATGGCGGCGCGAAAACGCCGCATCCCACGATCCCGATCGTCGCCGCGCGCACTCATTCCAGTACCACCCGGTACGCAGTCCCGACCCGCTGGCGCAGGTCCTCGTAGTCGGCCCAGAAGACCGACGTGCTCGTGCCCTTCGCGGCGTCGCCCTGGCGCAGTCCCGAGGGCGCGCCGTAGGGCGACATCGCGAGCAGGTGCGCCGTGAGCAGCGCGTGACCGTCGAGGGCGGTGTCGCCCCAGGAGGTCTCGTTGATGGAGCGCGCCGCCTGCGCGAGAGCCGCCTCGACCAGCGCGTCTCCCGTCTCGGCGAATGCCGCTCCGGGAAGGCTGGCGCGGAAGCTCGTCAGCGAGTGGAGCATCGTGTGCGTCGATCAGCCCTCGGGCTTCTCGTCCTTCTTCGGCTTCTCGGTCTTCGGCTTCTCGTCGACCTTCGGAGCGGGCTTGCGCGCCTCCGCGAGCTGCGCCTCGAGCTCGGCGACCTGCTTGCGCGTGGTGGCGCGCACGCCGTCGATCTCGGCCTCGAGCTCGCGCACGCGGGCCTCCGCGCGCTGACGACCGGCGGCGGGTGCGTCCAGCGCAAGGCGCATCGCGTCGAGCTCGGCCTCGAGCTCGCGCACGCGGGCCTCCGCGCGCTGGCGACCCTCGGTGGCCGCCTCGAGCGCGAGACGCATCTCGTCGGACGGCGCGGGCTTGGCCGTGGAGCGCCCGTCCGTCACGTCGCCGCGCTCGAAGCGTCGACGCCATGCCGGCTCGCGCGCGAGCTCCTCGGCGTACCAGCGGGGCACCTCGAGCGTACCGCCGGCGGGCAGCACGGCAGCCGAGCCGAAGCTCGCGCCGTCCTTCTTCCGCGCCGGCAGCGCATACGCGCGTGGCGTGGTGTTGTGCAGGGTGATCGACTCGACCATCGGTCGTCGTGCTCCGGAGTGAGAGGCCATGTGGTCGGCGGCACTCGGCCGCCCGCCGTCAGTCGAGGTTCTCGACGTAGAGCATCGAGAGCGGGCGCTTCACGTCGACGCCCGAGCAGCGCGCGCGTGCCGGCACGACGAACTCGAAGCCGCGCTGCTGCGGCGCCTCCTCCTCGTAGGAGATCGGCACCGGCCAGCGGATGACCTGCGGGTCCTTCGCGTAGAGGATGCCCTCCGGCCCGTCCGCCGCGGTGATGTCCGTGCCGCTCGCGCTGTCGAGCGCGTAGTAGCGCTCGATGCGCTTGATGAGGCGCGCGTTCTCGAGGAACCACTGCTTGACGCTCTTGTCGCTGCCGCTCGAGCGCTGGAGCGTCGCTAGACGGCCCTCGTACGCCGTGGGCAGCACGAGTACCTCGGGCGCGTAGCTGTCGCGCGCCTGCGCGATCGCCGCCTGCTCGATCTGCGCGAGGTCGGCGATGATCTCGTCTGCGGTCGCCGTGAGCCACTCGCCGTTCGTGAGCGTGACCACCGCGACGTTCGGGTTGTTGAAGAACCCGGTGAGACCGGTGGCGGCGTCGCCGATCCGGCCGACCTGGTCGAGGCCGCGCGCGATCATCTCGGCACACGCCATCGCCTTGTCGCGCGAGAGCTGCACGCCCGCGAAGGCGGCGTACTCGAGCTCCTGGAGGTCGTAGCCGTACGAGCCGGTGATGTTCACGAACTTCGCGAGCACCTCGGTCAGGTTCACGTCGGCGCGCGGGTGATCGCCAGCGAGCGTGTGGCTGATCTTCGCCGTGCCCCGCTGGTCCATCACGCGCTGCGCGACGGTCTGCGCGCCACGCGGGATGTTGGTGTCGACCGGGACGAACTCGGCCGCGCGCAGGCGCTCGTAGATCACCATCTCGATCTCGCGTCGGACGAACACGAGGTCGCGCGCGAGGAAGGCGGTGTTGTTCGCGTCCATCCGCAGGCCGTGGCGATCGAAGAACGCCGCGAGCTCGCGGGTGAGGTTCTGCACCCGCGGCGCGTGCGCCTCTAGGTACGCCGCGTCCATGCGATCGCTCTGCAGGCGCTTCGCCATCGCGTGCTCGGGCGAGCCGACCACGTAGTCGGTGCCGTCGATGCGCTCGGTCTCCATGCTGCTCGCCCTCGTCTCGTGGGTGGTCGTGGTCGCGTGATCGGTGGTGCGCGCGGGTCAGTCCTGCGCGACGTAGAGAAGGCCCAGCGCGCCGGCGCTGCCGCTGGTGAGCAGGCGTGCCCCCGGCCACGGGAAGCAGTCGCCGGAGTCGCTGTCGCCGACGCGCACCGCGCCGAGCTTCTCGGCGCCCGCCGCGACGCAGCGCACCAGCGGCCGGTCGCCGGCCTCGAACGCGTTCTCGACGGTGACGTAGCAGGTGCCGTGCTTGAGCACGGGCATCTCGCACTCGTCCTCGTAGACCTCGTTGTCGGCGCTCGCCGGGTCGACGAGCCCCTTGTGCGAGCGAATGACGACGCCGAGCACGTCGCCGCCAGCGAGGCTGCGCGAGGCGCTCACACCGAGCGTCGCGGTGCCGCTGGTCCCAGCCTGCGCGGGGATGGCCAGCGACACGATCCGCGACGCGTAGCCCGTCGTGCTGACGGTCGCGTTGCCGCCGTCGGGGATCGAGAGCGACTCCGTCTGCCGGACGCCGTTCTCGTCCTCGTAGATGATCGTCGCGACCGTCGCGTCCCAGTTGGCGTGCGACGAAAGGATCAGATCGAGGCGCGCCGGCGGCGAGATGCGCCCCGTCCCGATCACGCCGTTGAAGTCGGCGCCTGTGAAAGTCTGCACGCCCGCGGTCGATCCGATGTTCGTCTTGAGCGCGTCGGCGTCGGCCGCGACCGCCGGGGGCAGGCGCGCAGTGCGATCGCCGCCGGTGCCACGCATCACGACCAAGCCGGGCGCGATGCCGTCGGTCTCCTCGACGATGGCCGTGGTCTTCCGGTTGTGGTCGGAGTCGGCCTCCATGCCCGGGTAGGCCGCGCTGGGCGCCTGGGCCATCGACGTCTGGTAGGACATGCTCGGTTCCTCGATCTCGTGGTGAGAGGCCTAGGGGTCGTTCGGAGGGCTCAGCGCTCGCGGCGCCACTTGTTGCCGAGGTCGGGGCGGAACGAGGCGGCGTCGAGCCTCGGCTGGTCGCTGGTCGCCGGCACGGCTGCGGCACGAGCGGCCGCGGCGGGCGACGGCTTCGTTCCCTTCGCGGGCTGCGCCCCGTCCGCGCGGTTCTTGCGCGCGAGCCGGACCTGGGCGTTGAAGTGCGCGCGGACCGTCTTGTCGTCCGCCTTCTCCTCACCCTCGCCCTCGGCGTCGAGCTCGGCCGCGACCTCGGGGTCGAGCTGCTCGAGCACGAGCATCATCACCTCGCGGTCGCTTTTGCCCGAGAGGTCCTGGTCGCCGAGGAACGCGCGCGCGGCCTCGAGGAGCCCAGCGCGCGCCTCGACGACGGCGTCGAGGCGCTTCGGGTCGGTCGCCTCCGCGAGCGCCTTCTTCGTGCCGGCGAGCTCGCCCTCGAGTTCCTTGATGCGCGCGCGGCTGTCGGCCGACTCCTTGGTGAGCTGCTCGATGCGCGCGGCCTGAGCGGCGTCGAACTTGGCGCGCGCCTGCGCGTGCGCGGCGGTGCCGACCTCGTACTCGATTCCGTCGATGCGCTCGGTCTTCATCGCGTGATCGCTCCTGTGCGTCTGCGTCGAATGGGTCGGCGCCGGCGACGGCGCGGGGTTGGCGGGCTCATCGACGCGCTCGATCGCGACGTCGGTGTCGCGCGCATCGAGGCGCAGCGAGGCGGCCTCACCAGCGCGCGCGCCGCCCTTGGGGAGCAGCGCGACGTGGTTGTAGACGCGCTGACGCTGCACGGCGTCGTACGCCTGGCCCTGGTAGGTGCCGGGCGTCGGGTCGAGGAAGAGTCGATAGCCCGCGCTCAGCTCGACGAGCTCGCCGGCGTCGATGCGGCGCATCGCGTCGGCGTCGGCGATCGCGAGCTGCGCGTGCACGAGCCGCCCGTCGCTCGTCGGCTCGCCAGACACGTGGCCCACGGCGTCCGCGCGGTACGTCTCGGGCGAGACCATGCGACGGGAGCCGTCGGCGCGCGTCGGGTGGTACACGGTCACCGGCGCATCACGCAGCGACGTGAGCGACTCGAGGCGCGAGACCTCTTCGGCGGGCACGAGCTCGCGCGTCGTGGTGCCGTCGGCGTGGTGGTAGACGAGGATCCCAGAGCGCGCGACGGTCGCCTTCACGCGAACGCCGCCGGCGGCCGTTCGCTCCGCTCGAGCGAGCGCGCCCACGTCGGCCCTGACGGCCGGGCGCCAGTGCGCCGGGATGCTCGCGTCGTCGTGTCGCTCGTGCTCGCCGTCCACGAGCCCTGGTGTCGCCGACGGCGCGCGTTCGCGCCTGGGATACCTGGGATTCCTAGTATCCCAAGAATCCCGTGCTCATGTGCCCCCTACGATCCACGCGCGTGCGCGACGCGTTCAGCTCGAGCGTGCGCCGAGGAAGTCGCGCAGGTGCTCGCTGCTCTCGATGATCTCCCGCAACGCCTGCGACCGCGAGAGCACCACACGGGCCTCGCGGGAGCGGCGCTCGACGTAGAGGTCAAGCGCCTGCTGCAGCTCGTCGGGGAGCTTCACGGTCACGGAGCAGTTGAGCTTCTCTCGCGTCACGCACCCTCACGCTCGCGTCCCGTCGGAGGTGCGCCGCCGCGGTCGGTTCCGGGCGGGGGCTGCGGCGCGCCGGCGGCCTGCCCAGGTTGCGGCGCGGGCGCTGGGCCCGGCGGCTGGGGCGCGGGCGTGGCCTGCGAGCGCCAGCCCATCGGGCCGAGGATCCGCTCGGCCGCCTCGCGCGCGAAGCCGTGCACGTCGACGAGGATCGCGATCCCGCTCTCGCGCGAGATCGCTCCGTTCGTCACGTCCTTGATGACCTCGCGCACCTCGCTCGAGCGCGGTCCGATGGTGCCGAGCTGCGCGTTGTCCTTCGGTGGCTGCGCGGCGAGCTCGAGGCGACGCGCGTACGCGGCGCGCACCCCCGCCTCGTCGAGCTGCACCTGGCCCGCGCCCACCGTCGTGAAGCGCGCGAGTGCGATGACCTCCGGCGGTGCAACACCCTTGTCGATGTAGAGCGCGTCACGGTCGGCCTCGAGCTTCTCGACCTCTGCGAGCTGCTTGCGCGTGGGCAGTCGCAGAGCGCGGTAGTTCACCGAGTACTGCTCGGGCTCACGCCCTCCGGTCGGGCCGTCCTGCGCGAGCAGGATCGCGCGGACGAGGCGCTCGTGCCGGGGGCGCAGCTCGAGCGTGCGCCACCCGTCGACGGTCGTGTTCCACGTCTCCTGGTCGGCCTCGGCGTTCGTACCCGCGCCGAGCACCGACTGGCCCATGAGCACGCTCAACGGCATCTCGGCGGCGGCCGCGAGCCGCAGGGCGCCGCGGTCGATCATCTCGGGCACGCCTCCGAGCGGCTGCGTGACGTTCTCGAAGGCCTCCTCGACGTCGAGCAGGATCGCTCGAGCACGCGAGCGCGACGCGTCGAGCAGCGACATGCGCCGACGGAGCGTCTCCTCCTCCTTGCCGGCGATCATCTTGTAGAGGTTCTTGAGCTTGTAGACCGCCTGCGCGACGCGCCCGAGCAGCAGGCTCTTGCTCCCGTAGTCTTCCGCGCACTGACGCAGGGCGTCCCAGCACCGCTCGAGCACGCTGTCGTCCCAGCCCTGGTTCTGCAGCCGGCGATCATCCGTCGACGGCTGGCCGTCCCACCGAATGAGACGCGTCTCGTGGATGAGCGCCCCGTGCCCGCCCTGGCCCTGCAGTCCGCTCATCGCCGCGGCCGCGGAGAGCAGCCGCTGGCGGATGCGGTAGGTCTCGGGCCGGCGATAGCGCGGGTGCGTCGGGTCGGCGTAGAGCCGCTCAATGCGCACGTCGCGCCGATCGAACGTGTGCAGACCGAGCACCGTGCGGACGTTCGCCTCGTCCAGCGGCAGCGCCGGATCGCGACCGTCGTCGACGACGATCCACGTGAGCGCGCCGCCGAAGAGCCGCCCCCAGCAGGCGCCCTGCGAGAGCTCCTGCGTCGCGCACAGCCGATCCTCGTACGCCTTGAACGCGTCGCGGATGCGCGCGCCCGCGACGGGGTCGCCAGGGACCACGAGCTCCCAGCCAGGGCGCAACGCGCTCTTCGGAAGCGCCTCGACGATCCGCGCCGCGAAGTGGTCCTCGGCGTAGAGCGCCTCGAGCGTCACGTCGTCGATGCGCGCGCGCGCTCCGAAACGCGTGTACGCGGTCGGGTCCTTCGTGCCGCCCAGCCCGAGCAGCGTGTTCTCCCACCCGTCCGCGCGCATGGCCTGGTCGATCGTCTCAGTGCTCATCGGACCCGCACTCCCTTCATTGCGTTCACCAGATCGAGCCCGTCGCCGCGGCGCACGATCACCTGCTTCGCCCCGCCGATCGCATCGACGATGTCGTCGAAGCGGCCATGCGGGAACGCGTCGCACTCGCCGAGGACCGTCTCGACGATCTCGACCTCTCGGTCGATGAGGCCCTCGATGGGATCGGCTACGAGCTCGCGGCCGACCGCGTCGCGCTTCACGCAGACGCGCCCCTCCTCGACGTCCGTCGCCCACGCGTTCGCGAGTGCGCGCTTCGCCCGGCTCGAGCCGGTACTCGGGCGCAGCATCTCGAGCGCCGCGGGTAGGTTGCTCTCGACGACCTCCATGTCGGCGCCGTCGATGACCGCGGTTGTCGTGTCCGCATCCATCTTGCCCGCGCCGCCGGTGTCTTGGAACACGCCGACGATCACCGACGGACCGTCGATTACACGGTTCGTGAAGCTCATGAGCAGCAGGAGCTCGGGGGAGCGGATGCGCGCGCTCACCATGTGATCGATGTAGATCTCGCCGTCCTCGCAGAGCGATACGCGCACGCCGCGCGACCAGTCCGGGTGCGGATGTTTGGGAGTCGGCGCGCTCGCGCCCTTGTCCCAGAAGCGCACTGTCAGCACGACCGGTGACGGCGGACCGTCGACGAGGCGGAACTTCGCGCGCGGCAGCACGAGGCCGAGCGAGGGGCGCTTCCGCCAGTTGCCACCACGGGGCTGCGCCCCTTCGCCGATGAGTCGCACGCGCTCGGCGCGGGGCAGCTTGCGGATGCGGCCCTTGTAGCCGGGGTCGTTGACCGCGAGGGAAGGGTTGTCCTCGAGACGGCAGAGGATGAACGTGACGCTCAAAGGCTCGTCGTCGTCGCCCGCGGCAGCGCGCGCCTCAGCCTCGGTGTCGTACCAGACGAGCTGATCACTCACCTCGTCGCGCAGCACCCATCGCACGACGCCCGAGCGCTCGGGGATCGCGTAGCCGTCGGCGTCGATCCACCAGTCGAGCAGCTCGACGAGGAACGAGTCGGGGTCGGGGTTGCAGCTCGCACGCATGTGCGGCCGCACGCCACCGCGGCGGCTCGAGCGCAGCGCCTTCACGAGGTACCAGAACTGCGCCGCCGTGAATTGCTGGAGCTCGTCGAAGCCGATGAAATCGAGCTCGCCGCCGTCGTACGCGTAGACGTCGTCCTCGTGCTGCAGGTGTCGGAACGAGATCCGATGCCTGTCCTCGATACGGCCCGTCGAGGCCTCGAAGATCCAGTCGAGCGTCGGTGACTCGCGCGCCCGCCCGCCCCACGCTCGATAGAGCGTCTGCGAGCGATCCCAGAGCCCACCGGCCTTCGTGAGCTCGTTGGTCGTGCGGCGGAAGAGCACCGCGCGATACCCGCGCACGCCCGGCACCGTGACCCACTTGCCGCCGGTCCAGAGCAGCATCTGGCTCTTCCCGCCGCCGGGGCTACCGCCGAAGATCGCGAGGTCCGCCTCGCACTCGTCGAAGGCCGACTGCGGGCCTGGGTGAGGCCGGATGACGCTGGGGCCAGAGGCCGCGGTGCTGCGTGCCGCCTCAGCCACTGGATGACTCCTCAGGCGAGTAGAGGCGCGACGGGATCTTCACCACCGGCGCGGGGGCAGCCGAGGGCACCGGGGCGGTGTCCGGTGGCGGGGCGGTCACGGGGACGACGGGCGCCGCGGGGAGGTCGTAGCGGCCGCGGCCGAGCTCGCCGGCGAGCTGCGCCGCCGTGGCGATCGCCTTCACCCGGTCGCGAGGGTGCACCTGCGGGTCGCGGGCGAGCGCCATAAGCAGCTCGAGGCGCTCGGTGGCCGTGCCCGTCGTCCGGGTGGTCTCGGGCGGCTGGGCGGCCGCCTGTGCCGCGCGCTCGGCCCTGCGCGCCTCGAGGGCCTCGAGCACCAACGGGTGCTTGAGCAGGCGGGCCACAGCGACGCTCACCGTCTTGTCGTCGCCCTGGTAGCCAGCGGCCCGAGCTGCGCGCGCACCGTCGCCCTCGCCCCGGTACTCGGCGACGAACGCGCGCTGCAGCTCGGTGAGGCCGGTGGTGCGCACGCGGCGTCAGCTCCCCTGATAGGTGGCGATGCCGGCCCTATCACGAACCTCCGTCCGGT